CCTGGTTGCATAGAAGCCGAAGCCATTCTGCCTGCTCTGCCTATACCACCAATGTCTGCAAACCCTACTGGCTGATTTGTACCTTGACCTTGTAATCTTTTTCTTTTAGCCATTTTAAATATTCCAAAATATTATTAAATAAGGCCAGCGACTTTTGCAGCACCTTTTAATAAAGTTCCACCACCTGCTTGCCACGAATTTTTTCCCATGCGTTGAAATTCTGCTGACTCTGTTTCTGCCGCGGTTCGTGTTAATAATAATTTTCGTCCACTTTCTGCAGATTGCAGATTCATACGTCCAATATCACGTTGCAGAGTTCTTTGATTAGATTTACGCAAAGCAAGCAAACTTCCTTGTCCGTCTAAAGTTGTCTGCGTATTGTTACGATTAAACTCTTCTACTTCTAAAAATTGCCGTCTTCGATCTGATTCCTGTTGAATACCTCTAAGTCTTTCAAGATTCTCTTGATCTATGGCTTCTACTCGTCGTATCTCAGCTTGCGCTCTGCCGAAAGCAGCAGTTGTTCTTTGTTGTTGATATTGCTGATATGAACTAAATGCAGTTGATGCGACTGTTAATCCAATTTCCCAAGTCATAAGGAAACCTCTTTATAAATAGATAATAATGTAAAAGGCAATGGCGAAGACTGCGATATTGTAATCTGACCATCCCTATCCCATCCTAATAAATTAAAAACATATTTACCACTTTTTGAAGTAGGAGCGGCAGATAAATCATCTGAAACCTGACGAGCTATAAAATCATAACCATCGACTGAAAATGATACACTTTCATGTACATTTAAAATAACTCTCGCAACTCGTTTATATTCGCCCGAATAAGAACCGCCACCATCTGATACAGATACAGGCAGATCTGTAATAGTTCGTGTATAATCAAGACCGCCAACTGGAGAAGTCGCAGTTTCCGTTAAAGTAACTTGCCCAGAACCATTAACTGTAAAATTACCATGATGTATATTTGACTGCACAACTGAGGCTGATGAAGCAACAAGATGTGACAAACCGCTCCAAGTTGTACCACTAACTGAAGACAGACTGTTTGCACAATCTACTGTTTTATTAAAATCAAATTTTTCTAAATAATAAACAGTTGAACTATTTATAGTTCTTTTTACACAAGCAAAAATTTCCTGGTTCATTGTAGTAACACTAATAAACTGTCCTGTTGTAGTCCAAGGATACCATCCACTTATTTTTTCTGATCGAATAGAATGATAAGCGGCAATAGAACCAGCAGTATCCGTATTTACAACAAGAGCAAATTGTTCTGGACCACCAGTATGACCATATAAAACTGCAAGATCCTGAGCACCAGATATCATTTCATTAGAAATTAATGATATTGCATCAGCGGTATAAGCCTGTTGTACGTCACTATAAATTAATTCTCGTGCAACTGTGCCTGTATCTTGAATATATATAGTTGCACCATCAAGCGACTGGGGAGTTACATTGCCTATACCATAAGGAACTTGCGCTCTAAAAATAAAGTTTGTTGGACTTACAGGAGATGTATCACTTTCTACAACATAGCCAACTGATCTATCAGTAAAAACCTGTAAATGACGGCCCGAATGTAAATGTCTTATTTCATTTACTTTAGATGTACCTACATCAACCTGTATGCTTTCTGCATCTAAAGCAGATCCAGCATCAAAATTAAAGTAAGCACCTTTTTTAGATCCCCAAATATTAGATGGCAAACTTAAACTACCGCCAAACCAAAGACGCTGTTGATGAAAAGCAACAGATCGAGGGTATCCATAAACTGCAGAAAATGCACTCTCATTCCATTCTGTAGTTGTTGATCCAGAAGAATAAGAACTAAAAGATTCTTTAACTGTTGCTGTGGCTGTAGTTGTATTAGTAACACCAGTAATAAGAAGTTGTTTCCACTTACCAGTATCATCATCATCAATACGTACAACAACCCCAACATGCCCACTTACAAAGTGTGCTGCACTTGTAACTAGTGTACCAGATGCACCAGCAGTTAAAGTGCCAGTATATTTAATAGTAGTTGCATTATCTGCATATTTATAAAAAGGCTCATAAGTAGGATAACCACTAGATGCAACTTCAAAAACAAGATCGGCACTAGTAAAAGTAGAAGCACCAGTACGCAATAGTTTACGTGTAGGAAAATCTTTATGTGTAATTATAGTTGTATCGCCATTAGTGTCTAAGCGCATCTCCCACATAGTTGTAGCGTTCCAAGGCTGTGAAGTAAGATTTGTTACAGCCGCACCATCTTCATCAAAAATATCAATTCGACCATTAGAAAATGCAAATACATATAATTGAGTTTCGTTAAACTCCATATTCTCAATACGTGATTCACCTTGCAAAGTTGCAAGATAATTTGTACCAGGTCTACGGCGCACACCGCCTTGCACCAACGGAGAGCTATTGAGCAAGGCGGCAGCTCCATTCGCATACACAGTCGTATCCTCACGACCAAGCATGCGAGGATCTACTTGACCGCTAGAAAAGTTTGTTTGAAGCTGGCGAAATTTTGCCAAGCCCTATCTCCTTACTGTAATAAACCTTTTGGTTTCTATAGTCGGAACTGTATCTATCTGACTATCAACATTACGTGCTTTACGCATTTGAAAATCAGCTTTGCTTTCATAAGATTGTGCAAGATCTGACTTTTGAATTACCGCCAAGGCAAAAACTGCGGCTAATTTATATTGAACACCCAATCGAAAATAAGGAGGCCAATCAGCTTCATCAGCACGATATATGTAATTTAGGAATACACTATCAGTACTTCCTGCATTACAGAAAATCTTATCACCATAAACTTCATAAGTAATGTTAGCATCATTTACAGTTACACGACGTACAGCAAGAGAATCAGTTGGTATTTGATAAGCGGCATCCCAAAGTGTATCTGGTGTAGTTGATAACCGATTTAAAGCATCTGATTGTTTAATGGCAAATCGCCAAGGATGCGACGTTAAACAATCTTCTATTATTTCATCATAAACATTGTCAGCGACTATTGCTCCAGCATCATCATCGGTAAATGAAGCTATTGGCGAAGCACCAATTAAAACTAATGCATTAGACGCTATTGATATATTTGTATTAGCAACACCTGGCATTGCGAGTCTCCTCTACTGTATTGGATAGAAAGCATAAGGAAGGAACTAACCCCAGCTTTCTATCCATACAGACAGGTTTAGTCGCTATCCGTTAGTGTTAAAGCAACACCATCAGAAACGTCAACAACTGTACCAGTATTACTTAAAACAAGGCAACGTGACATAACAGCAGTTCCACCAGTTGAAGTATAAGCTTCAACAATGTCACCGACATTCATCACAGGAGCTGCATCGTTAAAATAACCTTCAGTATTAACAGTAGCAATCGTATCTGTGGTTGTATAGTGCCACAATGTGAATCCGTTGCCGTTAGCCAACGAAGTCAAATTTGCTGCAGAATAAGCCATGTATCAATCCTCCTTATTAAGTATTGTAAAGAACTTCGACACAACCGGTATCGTCAATCATACATGCGCCGTGAGACATATCAGCGGCAATTAATGTAGATTTCTTAGTTGGAATATAATCCATATCGATACTGAAATCAGCAGCGATCCCGTGGCCTAAAGCAGATGAATGATAAGCGAATGACTTAGTATCAGCAGAACCATCTTGAGGAAGATTCTCATGTGGGAACCATTTATACCCAAGCCAATCCTTAGCTGTTACACCTTCGTACCAGATGTTACTTTCCCCAATATAATCAGAATTAGAGAACTCATCAATATCAAGTAAGTCACCCCACATACCCCAAGGAACAACCCAATATAGATGACCATCAAAAGGAACACTTGCATTACCCATAGCCTCCATAATTGCTATTGGTGAAGCAGCCGCAGTCCAAGTGGCGGCAGAGCCGACATTTGCTGAGTTTGCCGAAGTATCCATTTGAGTAGTAATGATACTATCAGTATCTTTACCCATAGCAGATGCTAAGTTTTTGGTTTGAGCAGAACGCTCATCGTGTTGTATTTTTAACTCGTCCAGTTTATCAACATAAATACCAGCATAACGATCTTGCATTGTGCAAGTAACTGGTGCGTGAGAAACATGAGTTATGGGAATATCGCCTTCACGGGATTTTGAACCCACTTCAGCATTACCAATAACTTGGAACGTAGTAGAAGAACCAACTACACCATTTTTGGTGCGAATGGTATTACGCAATTTAGAACCCATTTGCTGGTATTCAATATGCGCTTCACTTTCGAATTGTGTTACGAAAGCATCATCAATGTCTGGTGCGGCCATTTAAGCCTCCCTATTAAAAGTTAAACACAGAAGTTACACTCCGGGTGTCGTCAGTCAAGGGATCAGCGGGTATCCTTTCGGGCCGCCGACTTGCTTCGGGCCGGCTATCAAAAAAAGAGAGTAGTCAAACGTTTTTTGTCTGACTACTCACAAGTTTCAGGGAACATAAAAAGATTAACGTACCTGTGTTAATCTTTTAAAACCTTCAGATACTTTTTGATTTAATGCTTCACGTTCTGCACCAGCTTTCATGCCACGTACACGTTTTTGCATCTCTTGCAGTTCAGCAAGTGTTGTCTGTCCACTTGGACTTGCATCATTGCCTTCTAGTGATACATCTTTTGTAAGAGCCATAATTTCTTCCATTGCAATAACTAACTCAGCATTATCAGAAGATCGAACTATTGCACCATAAGCTTCTGCACTAAGATGTCTTGCTGACCACATATCAACTCTGTCTAATCGAGCTTGTGCATTTTCACCAAGTTTTGCTCTTTCTGCTTGTATATCAGGTTGCTGTGATAATTCATTTTTTACATATAAAGCAGTAGCTTCATTAAATTCTGCTGGTGTTAAACCTTTTCTATGTGCAAATTCTTTCCATTCCTTCATTACAGGATCATTGCCTTTGAAAGTAATTTCCTGTCCTTCAGGTAATATACCTTCCGGCATTACAAAATTGTATTCTTCAGCTGTTGCTGGAACATCTTTACGCAGATCTGCAAGCCATTCTTCATGTAACTTGTCTGTTTCAACTTCAGGTTTTTCACCTAATTTAGCTTCTAATTCCTTATAACCAGCTTCAAGAGCATCAACATCTTTATATTTACCAGCAAGCATTGTTGGTGCTGTACTAGTTTCAGTTGATTCAATTTGCTGGTTTTCGCTTACTTCGTTTTCTGTTTCGCTCATTTCGCTCTCTCCGTCCTTGTTCTACGCGCTTATCAATTAAGTGAACAAGATATCTTTGTCCTTCCAGATGTATTAATGAATTAGCTTCAACCTGAGAAGGGTGCAAGACAGCGTTCACAGTTATTGATTTTAAATAGTCAAGACATGCTTTACCGCCACCTGTTTCGAAGATTTCCATGAATATGGAATTTAACTCTTCTTCTGCAGTATGTTCTCGACCAAAACCATCAAGTGTTTTTTTATGTGGAAGTCGTTTTAAACGCTCCCAGCCTTGTTCCTTTTTTAAGGCAGTAATGCTCTTATTCCCTGTATTGGATCTATTCCTTGTGCAGCACTTTCAGCCATTGCATCACCAATTTGCTGTGCCATTGCCTTTTGTTCATCAGAACTTCTAACATGTTCACTTGACACTTCATACCATTCTGCCAGTTGTTCAGCATAACTTTGCGTATCTATTATTGATAATGCCGCTTGTGGGCCAAACAATTGAGCTAAAACTGTTGCATAATTTACATGTTGTGCAATATCTTCATTGCGCTGTGCTCTTGATAATGGTGATACTGGAACAATTTTTAATTCTCGACCATTAGGTAAAGCAGGCAGATCAATTCGACCTTGCTGTTTTAATAAATATATTACTCTTTGTATTACAGGCTGTACATATTCAGACTGAAGACGTCCATAGGTTGAACCTAGTTGACGGCTCATTTCTGCCATACGTTCAGCAGTTTCAGTAGCACTCATAGGCGTACCTTCTCTACGGCCTAGAGTTTCATTATAAAGAGCTTTATTAATATTATGTCTCATATCTTTTAAAACAAGTTGAGACACATTAAAATTTCCTGGTGTTGATAATGGCTCAAGACCACGGCTATTTGTTGATCGAGGTATAATAGTTCCGGGTACTAGGCGCACATTTGCAGGATTAATTACACCATCATCATCAGCTTGCCAGATACCAGCGATAGCCATTTCAGCATTTTCAAGTATTAACTGGACAGTAAGATTAGCTGTCTTGATTGCCGCCAAACTGTTATATAACGGACCTCTGCCGTAAACTTCGCCTGGATGTTTTGCCCATCGGAAGTTTACCCAAGGGCTAGAACCAAGTCCTGACCAGTTTGCAGTAAAAATAACATGTTTAGTCGATTCTTCTATAACCATATGATTGTATCGTTCAACAGTCAGATCCGACCAATCACGCATCGTTGCTTCAATCAAAGGAATTTTTTCGTCAGGTTTATTTTTAATGCAGTCATTAATCTTTTGAGAGTAACTTCCTTTAGGCCATATAATCGGTATATCAACTGCTTTAGGTTTTCTCACACGAAACTGTGCATCAATACGATCAAACGGCCCCGGCTCAAGATAAATTTCAGCTATTGGTGTTGCATGAAACTTAATAGGATTATTAACATCGCCTTCTTCAATAACCATATTGCCAGTTCCAAGTGCTACATCAAGGAACGCTTCATGTGCTTCTTGCTGATAATTAGAACTTTCGATGATATCAAATATTTCTTCTGTTGTAGTATCCAGTTCCGCTTGCAGATCTTTTAATTCGTTTTCATCAAAAAATCTTTTCATCGTAGGGGCTGGCTGTAATCGTGACCACCTAACATTATTAGGTGTAATGCCTTGTACCATCCTTGAAGAAAATTCCTGCGTACCAACAACAGCCGTTTCATCAAAAATTAAATCATCTCTGCGTGACCCAGGAGATCGTTCATAGATACTGGATCGGCCCGGCATTGTATAATCAAAGATTTCTTGCCAAACATTCTCCCAATTAGATCGAGCCTGTTTAGCCGATTGGTATCTTTTGTAAACTTGATTTACATTATCCACCTAAAGTATCCTTCTTTTCATCTGGAAATCCTAAAGGACCAGCACTTAGCAAGGATCTTCTGCCACGCAAGTTACGCATCCTTGCACTTTTTTCTTCCATGCGTCTTGCTTCAAGATCTGCTTTTTCTTGATCTGCTCTTGCCTGTTCTTCAGCACGTAGTCGTGCTAATTCTGGATCAGGTGCAGGAACAGGAGGGGGTTTAGGCTGTCTAAAAATACCACCCATAATACTACCTTTTTTTCATCATTGGTTTTTTACGCATAGTTTTCTTACGCATTGGCTTTTTTTCCATCATTTTCTTTGGTGGTCTGCCAACTTTTCTTCCATATGTGCCTTTTCCGTAGGGCATGATATTACTCCTTGTCTATTGCTGTTCAAAGATTACATCCGCACCTAAACGCTTCAACTCACAAGAAAGCTGATAAGGTGTAATAACTCTAGGAAGTCGCAATCCAAGCAATTGTTTAGCCCAAGATACGCAATATAACGGCAATCTTGGCCTTATATTTCCTGTTATACCTTGTGTTTCAAATGATAACATAGAACCTTCATTCTCTACACGCCACCATACAGCAGTAGCTTCATCGCCTTGTAGCATTTCTACAAAAAGTCTTTTAGAAGACCATTCAACAAAATGCCAGAGATTATATTTTGGTTCATAACGCATCATTATTACATGACGAAATCCTTTACGTGTCCATATACGCAACCACCAAGGAACATCAGTATCAACAAATCCTATAAACCAGCGTTCCTTCGCCATTTTTTGTTCCGATCAAATACATTAAAACTGCGATCTGCCATAAATGGTTTTATTGATTGACCGCCATTAATCAGTTTACGTCCTTCGCCACCGCCTAACATAAGGTATTGTAAAGCATCATGTATGTGACTGTATTTATTTTTATTGGGGCGTAAATCATATTTTGCTTCTCCTGATACCTGCATACGCCTGTATTGATACCCAGATGCAAAACCTTTTCTTAATTGTGTACAGGAGGGATCAATCAATAATCCGGGCTTTCCGTCAATCATACGTGTAAGTGTTGCAGTTACAGATTCAATACGCATAACAGGGTCATTAGAAGGGGCTGGATAAGCAACAATTCCGTTTGCACGCAATATCTGGAATGGTGTCGCTTCATCTGTCTGCGCTCGTTGATCTCCAGCAGGGTCAGCATAAATCAGCATTTCGTTTTTAGGAAAATCTTTTAATATCTGAGATCTTAAAACTTCAGAAAAACGAGATGCACCCATATCAGTTGTTACTACTTCACGCAATATTATCCATCGTCCATCTGATAACTGCTGTGCAAAAACTGCCGCTGGCGTTAATCCAAAGTCAATACCTGCATAAATAGGAAGTTTTTCAGAATACTCTAAAGTTTGTTTTGCAATATGTGTTTCGGGAGCAAACATAGGATATACAGGTTTGCCGTCATCTAATGAACCTAATCTGTTCATTACAAAGACATCAATCCAGTTTTTTGTTTTACCTGTAATTGTTGTTTCATAATATTTTGGGTGAAGATTATGTGTATTTTCTGCATCTTCGTTATTTTTATATCCAATAATCTCTTTTGTTTCGGGATTAAAGATTTCAATCATTCCAGGGGGCTGTGTATAGAATGACCAGCCTTCAGGTTTTTGAAGCATAATAGCTTCTTCTGTACTGATATAATCCGGTAAAGGAGCTTCTCCAGCCATAATAGGCCACCAATGGTCATCATCTGGTGCGTTAGTGTCAGCAATAACACCATACCAAGTTGGCCCGCCTTCACGCATTGACGGGAATCTGCCTACCCTCATTGTACAGCCGTCAACAATTTGTTTGCTGACTTCCTTGGCTTCATTAATAAATATACCAGTTAGCTCAAGTGAAAGCAGTTTTCGTATTTCTTCCGGTCTATCAAGTGCTAGAAAAATTACTTCGCAGTCGATATCGCCTTTTTTAATATGGTGTGTATATGGAGGCGACCAGTTAAAACGTCCAAATACATTTTCTGGAAACCAGTCAAGCCATGTTTTTATAGTTGTTGTTTTTAACTGAGGATTGGTATTACGGATAACTGCCCATCGTGTTCTACGTTTGCCATCTGGACCTTTTTCTTGCTGACTTGCTCTTCTAAATATTTCAATACAACAAGCAACACTTTTACCAGAACCTACTGGACCTCGAAGGCCACGAAAGAAACCTTCATCCAGTAAAAATTTTTTTGTAGTGTCTCCGTCGGGTTTGTATAAAAATTCCATTAGAAGATCAGACTGCACCTTTATCGACTGCTATTTTTATTCTTTTTTCTCGTACTTTTGGCCCCATACTTTCAATCCATTTATCAACTTCATGCAAGGGGAGTACACGATAAGCCTTACCAGCACGTACCATATTTTCTTTATGCACCTTCTGACAGACTGCTCGAAGACGATTTAAATCTTGTATAGACAGGTCAGCAACAAAACTTGATCTTGTTGTTCCTAAGTTAAATATATCCATTATTTTTTCTTCCAACTAATTCGTTTTGGACCTTTCTTCTTTTTAGAAGCTGAAGTGCATTGGGCTTTAGTAGGTCTGCAAGCCGGATAAGGACGTTTAGAACTTTTTGCAGATTTACGTCCGCATGGCTTGCCTGTTTTACAGTCTATCCACCCTTTACCTTTATTGCGGGAAAACCAAGTCCGCAGACTATCGCTTTTTCTTTTTGCCGCCACTTTTATTACCCCAGTTTTTTGCACCTACTTTACGACACTTAACTAAAGCACCAGATGCATAAGCAGAAGGCCACTTAGTATAACGAGATTTTACTTTGTGGTAACAAGCGTCTTTTTTACCCTTAGCTTTTTTTGCCATTATCGACACTTCCAACGTTTTCTAGCTTGCCTTAAACGGCTGTTAGGATCTTTGGCGGCTTTAGGAAACTTTTTCATTTGCCCAGCAGAACGAGCGCAGAATGACTTACGCCTTTTTGCATCCTTGCTCCCCTTCTTTACTTTGCCTGTAACAGCAGTCTGTAACTTACTGCCAGGGTTATCTCTACGATACTTAGCCACACCTTTTGCAGTCATACCAGCACCCTTTTTAGTAGGACGCTTATGACCGCCTTTAATAGTATGACCCTTCATAGAACCTTTTTTAGCCATTACTTTGCTTTCTTTTTAGGTGCTGGCTTCTTCTTAACAGCCTTCTTCTTTACAGGAGCTTTCTCAACTGGTGGTGGAGATACTTCTTTTGGCTTTTCTTTAACAACCGGAGTGTTTGAAGATACTAAAAAGTCATGCAATATTGAATCAATTGTGCTTTCAATAGAATCAATATAACCAGAAATATCATTTAAACGCTTATCATCTGTCATTCTTCTATGAAACTTGGTAGATAAACGTACCATTCTCTTCTTTAAATTAGCCGCTTCCATAACTTGTGCCTCCATTAATAATAAGAAAAATACCTTATGAGGTAAAAAAAATATATTCTACTCACAGGAAACGTACCTTTTTCGGGAAAAATACATGAGGTAGGGATATAGCGATAGCAATGCGCAGTTTTCTAACCCCACCCCCCATACCTGTATAGCATGAGCGACAAGTGATTAGACAGACAGCACTACGATAAATCTATGGTGATCCTTAGATCGCCTTCTACTTGAACCTGCTGTCTGTCTGGTGGCTTATAGCCACTTCGATCAAGGATCGAATCACTTGCCTGTAGTTGCACATACTCAGAACGTGCAGATGTTGACAAACGCTGTAGGGTTAAAGCAGCACCTACAGCTGAACGCCGTAGGTTCTGCCCTACAGCTTCAGTCATGTAACGTTCTACATGTGGCAAATGCATTATGCGTTGTACTGTAGTTCTGTGCAAACTCAACGACTTAGCAGTCGCTGTGTTTGAGTCACCTGTAGCAAGAATATGATCGACAATCTTTTTTTGCCGAGCAGTCAACGGCTTCTGATCGATCGGGACTGGAAGAGGTTTCTTAATCAGTTTGGGTCGATCGTTATTCTTGGATGGTGACGAGGATTGCTCTTGCATTTAAGAAGGATACCTACTCAAAAATACCTGTCAAGTACCTTATTTGTCGTATGCACACGACATATATGACGTATGACTGAAACGTACAGTATCCTTCAATTAAATGCATGAGGTAATCCTACGCACGAAACTTTTGCCCTGCAAAAGCTTTCTACTCCGATATCCGAACGAATAACGTTCGTATATCTTTGGCACGCCAGAACCCCAAACAGCATTACTGTTTGGGAACGCTGGCTTGAGTAAACTGATAACCCAATTTTCTACGCAATGATCTAAAGACCAATGCTCGAAAATGTGTTGTGTTTATATATATTAATCAATGATGTCTGTTACACCTATATACTGACAGGGTACTACCGCAGTACAAGTAACAACAGAACACAACACAGTTACTTGAGTAACAGAGATTTCTCGCCACTTGGATTGCACATATTCGCTTAAGAAGATGATTCGGATTATTTCCAGTAAAAACTTCCTTCACAGCCAGAATATAGACCTTTCACAGAAATTTGAATGTTACGTTGATGGATCTAGGAATGTTGCCGAGAACGCCCTGTTATGCAAGGCCAAGCCACGTTGTGGTGGGCTTGCGCCCAGCCTTGCATATCAGTTCGTTATCGGCCTCATAAGATCCATTAACAACGTAATATTAAAATTTGAAAGGAACTATATTATGTCTATGAAGAAAATTTTTGAAATAATCGAATCATCTAGCGAATTTGTACAAGTCCAAGTTCTGAGAAATATCTGTTACTCAAGTAACTCAGACATGGACTACCAAAGAAAACAGGGAGCACAATACCTCGCTGAAGCTCGGCATATTATGACCGAAGAATACAACGGCTCTGAGATACAAGGAGGCAAGCTTGATCGCCTCCGAGAGTTTCATGAGCGTTGCATGGATCAGTTCGCTGAATGTGAAAAGATTCACAATGAAGCTCGCAAGCAGTACAAGAAAGCTACGGGCAATGATTGGGTCTTAACTCCTAAGAAGCAACCTACTAGCGACAAAGCTAAGACTGCTAGCGCAGGTTACTGGCAGAAGCTTATCGGTAAAACTGAAGCCGAGTATGAAGATTCCAAGAAGCGTAAAGCTTCTTAGGAATCTTGGGAGTAGCTTAACAGCTACTCCCTTTTTTTATCAACATCCGTTTCAACCAAGGAAATATTATGTCAGATGATAAGGAACTAGCTCGGCTTCACGTTCGAATGGAAAAACTTTCCAAAGAACTTAAAGAAACAAAAGCAAAATATGGTATAGCGAAAGCAAAAGTAAACGAATTGCTTTTCATGCTTCAAATGACAAATGCTTACACACCAGAAGACAGTATTCATTAGGAGATAATTGCAAATGTATAAAGAATTAATTAGCATAATGCTTATATCATTTATGATATATGCATCATTATGGATTTAAAAGTTCCGTGTCCCGTAGCAAGGACTAGTTTGCAGACCAACTGCGATGAAATGAAGTAGAGTAGCATCTACAAACAAAGGACTGACACTGTTACGTGTCGGCTACTGAAGCCGTTAAGGATATGGGGAGGCAGACCTATGAAGGTGAATGGTTTTCTTTAATCGGTAAAAAGGTTAAAGATACATTCATGTAAACCCATTGAGGATGGTGCTAGGAGGGAAAAAAATAAGCCTCGTTATTGGTACTCATTAAATATGAGATGTAAAACAATGCATCTGGTTTGTAACCTATTATCTTACCAGTATTTAAACGCTATTTTTTTTAATAATTTCCTTATAGCGTTTACAGAAAAGGGGATCAGGCGAAAGCTTGGTCTCCTTTTTTTGTGATTTCAATCACATAAAGGAAATAACAATGTTAGAATATGATACTACACACGAACTGGTAGTCACCAAATTGAGTACATTATATGATGACCGATGGCAATGCGAAGCTACACTTGAAGATGAACGTGATGCTTCTGTAATTAATGTCGAATTGATTTCAACATTGGAAAACAATTTGAAAACAATTCAAAGTGAAATTAGAAGACTTGAACAACTTGTTGAAGATGGCATAGAACTTTGGGAAGAGGTAGCTGAAGAAACAATCTCTGAGTTCTGGGCTAACATTTCTAATTTAAAATAAAGGAGCTGTTATGAAACTTTTAACTAAAAATATAGAGCAAAAACTTCGTGCTAATTATCAAGTTAATGCCGGCAAAGAACAAACAACAGATCATAAACCTGTTGTAAAATTCTTTCATCCAATCACTATTGCAACATGGCTTATTACTGAGCTTGATCCAGACAATGTTATGTTTGGGTTATGTGACCCAGGGCTAGGAAGTCCTGAAATGGGATATGTTGCACTATCAGAAATTAAAGAAACATCAGCTTTCGGTATTCCTATCGAACGTGATCGTTATTTTAAAGCAGATAAAACACTTACAGAATATGCTGATCTAGCTCGAAATAAAGGGTACATAGCTGCATAAAAAATAAGGGGGGCCAACCAAGGAAATGCCCCCCTAACACCCTATCGGTCAAGATGTAGCGCAACTTAAACCCGAAAGATACGCAAACAATAATCAATCGATAGGATCCAGTCAATATAATAATCGCATTGGGTTAAACGCACCCCTGTCGGGGCGAGGGTGCGTTTCCCCCATTGCTTTAATTATCTAATGGAGATTTAAGTTATGGATAAAGATAAGTTAGATACTTTAAATATGTTAGTGCGAGATTTATTGTGGGATTATGAGCGTTTAAGTACAGGTGGTCAGGAAACTCTGCATAAAATTCTTAACCTTTTAGGATATTCTGAAGTTGCTGATGAATTTACTGATAGTGAAGAATTAAACGACTTAGAAAAAATAATTAGTGCTGAACTTAAAAAAACAAAGGTTAGTTAAATGACAGAACAAGTATCATTTCAATATGAATTACCCAATGGGCAAGTCTTATATGTAGTTGCTGAAGTAGATCCCGGAGAAAGACCAGAGAAAGCACCGGGTATAGACCCTGGTATCGATGGCCGTGTCGAGATTACTCAATGTTTAATAAATGATCTTAACAATTTAAATAACTATGAATCTATTCAGGTTCAAATGGGTGACAAAGGTAAACCTGTTTCATTAATTGATATACTGGAGGAAAGAGCATGGGACGCATACGATCAAAGATAATTTGCCAAGCATGTCACGGCAATGGATATATAAAAAGTTCACCAAGTTTTGATAGTTCTTTGGAAATAATTATTCAATGTATTCGATGTGATTCTCAAGGAGAACTCACACCTGAACAACAAAGAAGAAATATAATTATTAATCCGGTGACAGCTTGAATTGATTATTACAAAATTTATTTCAGAAAAAGCAGTACTTGTATTCAATCATAAAAAGAAACAATTGCTTACTCCAAAAATAACCAAGCAATACAATCAAAAAAATTTCTGGAAGCTAATGCACAAGGCTAGGGCTGAATGCATTAATGACAATATACCCTATCGTGTAACTCAAATAGAAGGAAACTCTAATGAAGATAATAGAACTACCACTAAATCAGATAAAATCAACAAGCTTAAATCCACGAAAAAATAATAAAGGTGGTCGAGGATTCGAAGAACTTGTTGCTAATATCAAAGCTAATGGAATACTCCAGCCTCCAGGTGTACGCAAAAATGGTGATGGCCGACATGAAATAGTGTGGGGCAATCGTCGTGTAGAAGCTGCTCGAGAATTAAAACTAAAATCTATACCCGTAAGCTTAGTTGAAATGGATGATATAAATGCACATGAATGTGCCTTGTCCGAGAACGCAGTTCGTGAAGACATGGATGCAATGGATGAATGTGTAGCTTTTCAAAAGATGTTAAATAATGGAAGAAGTGTTACTGATATAGTAGAACGCTTTGGTGTTTCAGCATCAGTTGTAAATCAAAGACTAAAACTAGGTCAGTTAGATCAATGCATAATTGATAGCTATCATGCTGGGATAATAAACATTGAGCAATGCATGGCATTTACATTACACACAAAAGAAAAGCAAAAAGAAATAATTAAAGGCGATCACTTGCAAAGCTGGTATATACGCAACCTAGCTTTAGATACTAAAATTAATATGGAAAAAGCTTTATTTAAAAATTCTGATTACAAAGGTTCTATTGTTATGGATTTGTTTTCAGAAGATGTAGAATATTTTGCTGAAGACTATGATGAGTTTATGACATTGCAACGAATTGAATGTGACAAACTAAGAAATAAATACCTTAAAGACGGCTGGAGTTTTGTAGAAATACAAGAACAATCATTTGATGATCGTTTTAATCAAATTGAACAAATATTAAATAAACCAGTAACACAATTATATTATAGTTTTACTGATGAAGATCGTGAACTCAATTCAAAAATAAATAAATCTGAATGTGGTGTTGTTATAATTTTATATAGTGATGGTTCTGTTAATAGCAAAGGTGCTTTCAAATTCACTGGCAATGAAATAGTGGATACTGAAACTGGTGAGATTATTGAAGAAAAAGATCAAGAAGATCCAACTGATTTTAATAAACTAACTGGTCCACAGTCTCAAGCAATAGCTGAATCTGCTTATTTAATGTTTGTTGAAAATGCTTCATTAATAGAATCAATTGCATATCTTTTGAAATGGGAACTTGATAAAGACTATTCAAAAATAATTAAAAACAATGATGCTGATTTACTTACAAAACATATTAAAGCTATATGTGCTCGTAGATTTCCAAAGATTGGTATCGATACAGCATACAGTACATTGATGAAGAAAAATAAATGGGACTTGTCAAAACATTTTACTCCAGATGAAAAGTTTATTAAAAGCTACAGCCAGCCAAAGCTAAAAGCATTAGCTAAATATCTTGGTGTAAAGTTAGAAGATAACAGTAAGAAATCTACTAAAGTAGCTATGTTGGTTAAAGCTTTTAAAGAAGGTAAAGGTAAAGCTAAGTCATGGCTACCAAAGATTTAGCTTTCATAGCATTAAGTTTTATCTCGGCTGTGCATCGTTTCCAATAATCTTTGTTAATATAACTACGTAGTTCAGATGGTTTTGGAAACCATTTAAGATTCATTCTACAAGTACGCATCATATCTATGATTGCATCTAATGGAAGATCTTCAATAGCTTCAAGATAAAATTCTACTATTCGGTTCCAGTTATTGGGCATGCCATATAATTCCAGGGTCTGCTCCATAACTGTAACCCCTTGTTCAATCTGACATGGTTCATTTAATATTTTTACTTCGTATAGTAATGTGTCTATTTGTGACGACGTTATATAAATTGAATCAGTTGGACGCCAATCGTTTATCCAATGCGGAACGGAAACCAGCTTGCCTTTCTTGGCGAGCTTGTTCGCCTCGAGCAAAACCATATCCCTTTCTTTCTGGCCTGTTATCATTAAGCTTTTGATCTTGAAGCTTTGCGACATTTTTCCAGTCGATTGCATTGTTGATCCAATTACGGAATGATTTATTCCAATCTGATCGCTCTGCTCTATGACCAGACTTTTTCCAATAGTATTCACAAAATTTTCTGAATTGTTCTGTTGTAACTTGTTGTCCGACAATGGCGTTAGACCATGTAATTGTTTCTTCGTTAAGCTGGAAATTGACTGGAAGTCTTTCTGTTTTTTCATTTGCTACATCCTTGTTTTCAATAGGTTTTACTTGGTTATTTGATGGAGCTATATTCTCCATCCATTTATGAACTGGAAACCTGTATATATTCGGCTGTCCTATTTGTATTGATTGTGTATTAATTAATTCATGATGTTCAAGTTCAGATAATGCACGTTGAAATGTTCTTAATTGTACACCAATACGTTGGCACATTTCATTTTGTTTTAATGTTACTTCTCCTTTATCCGTACTAGCAGAACACATCATAGCATAAATTAACTTTGCATTAGCTGAAACATTAGGTTGTTCAAGCAACCAGTTTGGTATAAACGCACCTGACCAATGCTTGTTTGGAATTATCATTTTCATAATACACCTCTTGATAGTTTTTGTACTACAAGAAATGGTTTATTATCTGCTTTAATTATTAAAGCATCGATGTTTGGATATTCATCTATCCATTTATATAATTGTTTAAAACCATTTGATCGGCATTTAACTTCAATGCGACAATCAATGTCCTGATCTTTATCTAATATTTCAAGATCATATGAATCTTGTGAACCAAGTTGCCCTATTTTTTTATCAACACGACGAGCATCATAGCCCAAAGATATTAATTCTTTTACTAGATTTCTTTCAGTACGTGAACCTTTATCACGACTAAGTTTTGACATGCGCTACTCCTTTGTTTTTTTTAGGGTGACAGTATATCCTAATGCTTCAGCCCATACAAATAAAGCAAAGGCTGATGGTGTTCGATCTCCACATTCCCAACGACTAACTAAACTATCCGTATAACCTATTTCATCATTTAGTTTGGTCTGTGTTAATTGTTGTTTTTTTCTCTCAGCTATTAACTGGTCAATTAATGGTTTCAATTTTGTTTCTGTATATAATTTTCGTTTTTTCCAGGAACGGCAAAGAGTATTCCTTTTTGTCATATATAATTAATACAAAAAAAATAATCTAAATAAAAGTATAAAGTAAATATCGTTTATTAATTACCGCCCCTCCCCTTCATAGGGGGCGGTAATTAATAACGATTATTCTTGCATAATATCTAATAAAATACTATATTCATTAATGGTCATAAATAGTCAGGAGTATTTAAATATGTCCAGAATCAAGGATCTTGTAATAGAAGAATTAGAAAACCGAGAAGAACTAGCTGGTTTATTAGAAGAATCAGAAGATCTTAAAAAGAAACTAAAACTCATACAATCTGAGTTAAGAGCGTCTACAAAAAATATAAATACATTACTCAAACGAATAAGAAACAATGAGAAATGTGCTGATGCCAAAGTGTTTGCGGATGCAATACAAGAACACGTAGACGGATTAACAGATGTAAATGAGTTAACATAATGAACAAACCTAGCAGACTATTATCAATTGGTGCATCTGAAATTAATACACTAATGAATGGATCTGAAGCAGAAATCCATGAACTGTGGCTAATCAAAACAAAACAGAAAAAAGAACCAGACTTAACTAATCCAAAAGAATGTGACAACTGGTTTCAAGTTATGCTTGGTACATTGACTGAAAGCTTAAACCTAACAGCTTTTGAATATAACTTTCCAGATCTAAATGTAAGATTAAATACAGAAGCGTATGCTTACAAAAATAAATCTTTTATTACAGCGACACCAGATGCATTAATATATGATAAAAATGAAAACCTTATTGCTGTTATTGATGCTAAACATACGCATCCTTTTAATGGTAATTACAATAACAAAGAAGAAAGAGTAGCTACAACTTACTATTGGCAGATGCAACAGCAGATGCTTTGTCTAGGTGTAGACAAATATTACATATCTCCAATCTACGGAAACTCCCATGGTGATGTGATTGAAGGGAGAGCCAGCTCGTCCGATCAACTCAAACTAATCGGACGGGCTGAATGGTTCTGGGATCATGTAGAAAACATGAAAGAGCCACCTGTAACAGAACCTATAAAAGCTGTAGTGCCTTCAGAATATAGAAGCATAAAATTATCTGAGACAAACTTTGCAAGTGAAATATCAGAACATGTAAATGTATGGCTGGATAATAAAGACAACGTTAACAAATTCAAAGAAGCAGACAAACAAATAAAACAACTTATTCCTGATGATGTAAATCATGCTAGTGATTATGGCATTGTCATTACAAGATCTAAACCATCTAAAACAAGAGCCAATGGTTCATTAACAATCAAGGAAAAGAGGGAATAATGAGCGATAAATTAAAAAAAGAATGGTGGGAATTCCACCAGAAGAATCCAGAAGTCTGGGAACTTTTTGCTAAATTTACACAAGATGTGATTGACATGGGTCACAAACATTATTCAGCAAAAGCTATCTTCGAACGCATACGCTGGCACACTGATGTAGAAACGAAAGGTTCTAAGTTCAAATTACAAAACAACCACACCGCATACTACGCCAGGTACTTTATGTCTTTAAGTCCAATGCATGAAGGATTCTTTAGAACAAGGGAGATTAATAAATAATGGCTAACCAAAAACAAAAATTTGCAAGTGAAATATCAGAACCTGTGAGCATCTTTGATAACCTACAAACAACAGATTATGAAGATCATATAGAAGAAAAAGGAGACTACAAATATCTTTCATGGGCTTGGGCATGGACATATGTAAAACAAAAATATCCAGATGCTAACTTTATTAAACATACATTTGAAAACGAATTGCCTTATATCAAAGATGATGAAGGCTACGCTTTTGTAAAAGTTACAGTAACTATACAAGAACTATCACATACTGAAATTTTTGCAGTAATGAATAATGTAAACAAACCTATCAAAAATCCTACTTCCACACAGATAAATGTCTCTTTGCAAAGAGCATTAGTTAAAGCATTAGCTTATCACGGACTTGGCTTACCCCTATATGGTGGCGAAGACCTACCCGAAGAAGTAGCTAAAGCAAAAACAAAAGAAAAGAAAGAGCAAACAAAAAAAGAAGAAGATAAAGAATATCTAAAATTAAGTGAAGATATAAAAACAAAATATGATTGTGCTTTAGATGATCTAACAAAAATTGAAACAAAAAAACATTTAGAACAATATATGACTTCAGTCGAAAACTTTTACACAACATTAAAAAAACATTACCCAGCATTAGCTGAAAAATTAGTTAATGAATTTAAACAAGTAGAAGATAAAGTAAACAAACAGAAAGAAAAGGCAGCGTAATGAGTCAAGATATGAATATGTGTGTAGTCTTAGGTAATGTCGGAAGAGATGCCGAGATAAAAGAATTTGCCAATGGTGGCAAAGTAGCTAACTTTTCTGTTGCTACCAAAGAAAGTTGGAAAGATAAAAATACAGGAGAATGGGTAGATAAAACTCAATGGCATAATATTGTAGCTAAGGGAAGCTATCTTGTTGGTGTCTGTGAACGCAAAGTTAAAAAAGGTTCTCGTGTCTGGGTGATGGGCAACATAGAAACAAGAGATTACAAAAATCAATCAGGCGATACAGTTTACAGAACAGAAATTATTGCAAAAGAATTTGGGGGCAGAATTGAAGTGCAACTTTCTAATAAACTTGTACAAGAAGACAATGACAATACAAATGAAAATCCTTTTGCAACAAAAGAACCGCCTAAAGATGATGTAATTCCGTTTTAATGAGTAGCATATGTCCCATATGTAAAGGAACTTATGTTGTTTTCAAACCAGTACGTAAAGTTGAAACTGTAATTACTAATACATATCATCGAGGCACAAAATATGAGTACAAAAAACAAACTACACTCTACTCAACCATTGGAGGAACAGACGCATGCCACAGATGCGCCGAACTTGCCGAGCTATGTTACGGACAACATTCCTTCATCACAAACAGTTAGTATGTTTGCAAAAGAATATAAGTACAGTAAATCAACAGTACGTAGAATGATTATGAATGGTGACTTGGAATGTCAACACGTTCCAGGTCACTCTATTCGTATACTTAAACACCAAGTAATTAAATGGATGAATAAATAAAAGGATAATAAAATGTATTACCTTATGTCCACTATAAATGGCGAAACAATTTGTTATGGTGCATACAGTCATGAGTTTGCTGTATATGCAAAAAAAGCTAGACTAAAGAAATTAAATCCATATCAACAAATTGAAGTTATAATCTCTAATGAAAAAACTGGTTAGCGTTTGGTATCTATATGACGATTGTAGTCGTGAATATGAAAGTAATGTTGACCGCATAACTGTAATTAAAATACCAAGATGGTTACATAGATTAATCAAGTGTGAGAAACAAAGCTCTCTCAGCGACTCTTCGTCTGACCAAACCAGTTAATACTCGACCACCAGCTTTACGCCACTTAGGGAACTCATCTGCTGCACCCTCAACATCCCCTCGATTTAACTTCATTCTTAACGTAGAATTCTGCACGTTACCACTACCGACATTAAACCCCCAGCTACAAAGCGCAGAAAATTGATTAATAGTTAATGGCGTTTTGATAAGGCGTCTAATTGCGCCTTCAATATGATGCACTTCTTTTCGCAGTAATGCCTCGCCTTGCTCTTCTGTAATGCTAGGGTGGTCAGCGGTAATAGGATGTCCGTTAATATCCCATGTAGAACCATATGCAATCGTCCAACGATTTGCAGGACAAAGGTAAGGTTCGGAGGACCAACCTTCAAAAGACTTAATTATCTCCAAGCCAGCCTTATTGATGTTCACGTTTGTTGCTTTCGTGCCATAGTCCTAGAGCCAAACCAAAATGAAACGATGCCAGCCCAGACAGCTTGCATTTCATTATTCCATATTAATTTGTATTGTTCGTGATCCATCCATCCAAACTGCACAGCAAAAGTTAATATAAATATTTCAAGGAACAGCAAGTATGTTACTACAGGACGTACCGAAGCGGCTAAGTTAACTACCCAGGGACTTGCCTTATTCTGTAGTTTTGCATCATGTTTTAACAAAGCTTCGCTTTCACGAATGTCAGCTTCAACGTGCGTCATTTGCAGTTTCTGTGCTCCAAGAACTTTCTGGTTTTCTAATTGTTTATCCATCAAACGCAATTCATGTGCTTTATCTTGTTTGTCTTGAAAAAAATCCATTACTTTTGGAAGAAAAGAAGTACCAAAGCCAAGGACAGATCCTAGTAAACTAAGCATAATAACTCCTATTTAAGTATAAGCTTAACGATATGTTTTTTACCCATATAGATTTCTAATTCTGCTTCAGATTTTAAACATTCAAACCTTGTATTGCTACTTGATTTTATTTGTCTCATAGCAACTCG